CAAGGAGCTGGAGATACAGAAAGAGGCGAACAAGAAGGCCATTGTTGACATTCTACTCAGGTCAAAGGTAACAGTTGGCGACATCAAGAAGATGGGCGCCGAGGGGCTGATAACGACTGACATCATGCTCAAGGCGATGGATAAGCTCGCTCAGAAATCCATCCCGCCACCGACGGCGCTGATGGAGTTTAACAAGGCGATGAAAGACCTCACGAAAGTGATAGGTGATGATCTGCTGCCTACGCTGACGCCTGCGATTCAGGGTATAACGTCGCTGATTAAGTCATTCATTGCCGCTCCTGCCTGGGCGAAGCAACTCACGGTTGGCCTCGGCTTGTTGGTTGCTGCATTAGGCTCTCTTGCCCTGCTTGTTGCATCTGCAAAGTTCATTGGAGTCAGTCTTGGAATTGTCAAGCTGATTAAGCACTTCAAGGATTTGGCGAGTGCTTCACGGCTGGCCCGTGAGGCAACAAAAACCATAGGGGAAGCGCTTGTCCCCACGGCAACCATTGGTAAGCCCATCACACCGCAACAGCTCGGACTAGATCTAAGCAAAAAATTCCAAGGCTACCAACTACCGCTAGAACTCGATCTTGTCACGCCAAAAATTCCACCAATCAAGGCGGACCTTGTTCCAGAGGTGCCACCTAGTGCTATGTCCAGGCTGATGGGCAGCCTTGGCGGCATCGGGCGAGCACTGCGCGGGCTGATCGCTGACGTGGCACTGTTCGGCGTCAGTCTGCTGGGCCTGATCCCCGGCGTGGGTCGCCTCGGCGCGGCGTTCGCGAGCCTGAGGATTGGCGCCACGATCGCGGGCTGGCTGGGTGCCTTGGGTCCATTCGCCGGCCAGGCAATCGCAGCCATGGCGCCCTTCCTCGCCTGGATCACCGGCACCCTGCTCCCAACCCTGGTGGGTGTGTTCTCCGGCCCCGTGGGCTGGATTGCCCTGGGCCTGGCCGCGCTGGTGGTGGGGATGGTCTACTTCCGGGAGCCAATCATGGACTTCCTGTCGTGGGCTCTCGGAGAGATCGCGACATTCTGGAAAAACGTATGGAACTTCATCTACGAAACGCAGCTTGAGCCCTGGGTTAATCTGTGGAATAGCGACCTCCTGAAACCCATAAGAGATGCCGCTAAGTCCTGGCTGAATAGCATAGTTAAATTCTTCGGCGGGATTCTTGAGTTCATCGATAAGAATTGGCTGAAGCAGTGGGGGGCCTACTGGGAGAGCTTTGCTAATGATCCCTTTGCATTCATCGAAAAGGTAGAGAGGCGGTTCGGCGATCTGTGGTCCAGCGTTGTAGAAACCTGGAAGCGAATCCCTGGCATCCTGCAGAATGTGTGGGATTCTGTCCTCAACGGCATGGGCAGGACATGGCGTTGGATGATTGGCGGCGCTGTTGACGCTCTGAATGGAATTATCAGGCTGTGGAATAGTGTCTCTCAGAACGTGAACAGATTGCCAACACCTGTAAAGCTGCCAGTAATCCCTGAGATCATGACGGGCCAGATCCCAGGCTTCGCCCGTGGCGGCTGGGTGTCGCGGCCCACGATCGCCCAGCTCGGCGAGGGCGGCGACCCGGGCGGGGAGTACGCAATCCCAGCCGGCCGGATGGACGCTGCCATGGCTGCGTGGATGCAGGGCGTCAGGGGCCCCGCTCTGGTGCAGGCCTGGCAATCCTCCCCCTCCCCTGCCGGCGCTTCAGCGGCTGCGCCACTGCCCGGCAGCTACGGCGCCGCGCCGCAGGTCACCCTCCAGCTGCAGCAGACTGGGCCCACCCTGCAGATGGCAGACGGCTCCCAGTGGATCCGCCGTGATGAGGCGATGGCCCTGCTGCAGTCCAACGCCCGCGCCACCCTGGCAGCCGTTGACCAGATGAACCGCTCCGCAGTCAACCGCAACAGGTACGGGCCCCGATGACGAGCCCCAACCGCATCAGCGCCGCATTCCTGGACATCCGCACGCCTGGCGGGGTGATTATGCGCCGCTGGCAGTCGCGTTGGCTTCACACCGCTGTCACCTGGGAGGGTGCCGAGTGGGGCTATGCCCCGCTCGAGTGGTCAGGCGTCTCCTCTGGAGGGCTGATCGATGCCGCCACCGCCGCTCTGTCGTTTCCGCTGCTGCTCAGCCTTGAGCAGGATCTGCGGACCGCATCCGACTGCTACTGGATCGGGCGGCTGCGGGTCTACCACTATCCCGAGCCGGACGATGGCCCCCAGCCACCGGCCGGGATGGTGCTTGTCGGTGGCCCGTTTCGTGGGCGTGTCGTGCTAGCCGGCGTCAGCGACTCGCGCCTGGAGGTGACGCTGGATGCGGGCCTCATCACTGCAGGCGGCAGCCGGTTCCCTCCCCGCCAGACGACGACTGCCCTGATCGGTGCGCCCTGTGAGCTGGGGGGTGGCCGCTGATGCCAGGGAGCTCCATATACCGGTGGCCGATGGTGCCATCGAGCCCCAAGGGGGATGACAGCCGGCAACCGGCAGCGCTCTACAACTACAGAATCCCAGGGTTTGAGTTCGAGGGGGTGATCACCCCCCCGGATGAACTGTTTGCGCCCTGGGGAGGCCTTCAGGGCTGGATCAACCACCAGCTGGGCCAGCTGCAAGCCAACAGCGCTGCAGCGGTTGCGGCGATGACCGCGCAGGACCGCACCGCCACCTCTGACGTGGACCTCCTGGCCCCCATCCAGGCGATGGCCCTGGGTGCTGCGGTGCCCGTGGTGTTCGCTCGGCGCCGCACCGGTGGCACCGGTGGGGTGATGGTGCAGCCACGGGCGACAGAGTGCCAGTTCAGCAACACCACGAACACAATCACGGTCCGCTACCACTGCGTGCTGGGTGATGGCCAGATGGGATCCGTTCAAGTGCGCGACGTGCGCAATGGGCTGAGCCGCCAGGGATCCTTCAGTCAGAACTACAACACCCGAGCGGGCACCTGGACACCTGGCAACCGGGCGGGTGTTTTCTATGGCATTGGCCAGGAACTACAGACGTTTCCATTCATCTGTGGCGGGGGCGGAAACTATAAAGGCCTCTCGACCATTGAGTTTTCCAACAGTTACCCGGTTGATTCTCAGAACTGGAAACAGGCATGGAACATCTTCATCAGATCCGGCCTGATCATTGAACGCGGCCGGCTGATTGATTCAGTCGCTGGGCCGTCTGACAACATCTGCGACTTGCTGATCTGGGCGCTGGTGAAGTCTGGCCGACTGACGGAAGCAGAGATTGATATGGATGCAATGCTGAAGGCGGCGCAGTTCATCGAAGCGAACCAGCTCTATTGTAATGCTGAGTTTGTTGAGATAACGGATCTGCCGGACTTCATCACGAATATCCTCCCTTCGTTCCTCCTGCGTGATGTAACGATTGGCGGGAAGTTCGCCGTTATCCCTCTGCTTCCGACCAATGAGGACGGAACCCTCCTGACCGGGGAAGTGACGATCGACTGGGACCTGACTGAGGAGGTGATCCTCCCTGGCGGCTACAGCGAGCAGCAGGGCGAGTCGGTCACCCGTGGGGCGCTGGAGGTGATCGCCACCTGGCGCCAGCAGACCAGCGACATCCACCCCCCGCTCAACCGCACGCTCACCGTGGGCCAGGCGGGCGACGACAGCCCGGCGGTGGAGACCATGGGGATGAGGGGCTACTGCACCTCCGTGCGGCACGCGGCGATGGCAGCCGGCTACCGGCACGCGGTCCGCACCCTGGCGGGGGCCACTGCGACGGCGCGACTGGCCCATGGCGATCACTCCGGCTACCTCCGGGCGGGCCAGATCATCCGCACAACCCTGCAGGTCGCGACCGAGTGGGAGCCGTCGGGGTTTCTGTCGTTCACCTGGCAGCTCGATTCGGTGGCGCTGGCCTCCGACGGATCCGAGACCCTGCAGCTGCGTGCGTTCCCCCTGCTGGCGGACGGCTCCAGCCTGCTCACCCGGCGGGTGATCGCAGCCAGGGACGGCGCTCAGGATGTAGACCTGCCTTACCCGGAGCTGTCCGCACGGGATGAATCCGGCCGGGCCACGGATACGAGCTCGCCCGCGTCCAGCACCTCTGGCACGCCGTTCACCAGCGGCGGCGGCATCCCCGCCATCGCCCGCCCAGGTGACATGGATCGAGTCAACCTGCCGCCTGCAGGGCCGCCGGTCAGGAACGACAAGGTGGCGCCGAGGCTGGGCGGTCCGGTCTCGCGTGGTGGTGGGGCGCCGAGCACCGGAAACAGGACGCCAAGTGAGCGCCAGCGGGGAGACCAAGAATATCTCTACACCGGAAAGGGCACGATCACCGGCCCGCCTGGACCTTGGGAATGTAGATACGGAACTGCAATCGTCAGGACAAGAGTAATTGGTCTTAACATTGCTTCCAGTGGCTGGGGACCTGTTAACGAGCTGATCACATCCCTGACACCGATTAGAGCTATTCAAATTGACGAGGGCATTAATGGTTCTATTGAGGGAGATCCTTTTGTTGAGACTTATCGCGTTTCCTATACCCAGCTTGACGGCACAGAGTATTCCTTTGTCGTCTGGGGTTCCACGGATCTACCTTTCGGCTCAGAGGGGCGATTCAGGGTTGTAGATGTTGACTGGCGTTGCGAGATGAGAGACGGAACTAATAGCCCGCTTAGATCACCTGCCGATGAAATTAGCTTTAGTCCAAGCGGAGGCTGGA